GATTGGCTCAGCCGCCGAGCACTTGATGACGGACCGGGCTCAGCCGTGGCATGGCGGGACGTTCGGGCTTGGCTATGACGGCGTGCGCCGCCGCAGGACGCGCCGCAAACGGGAAGATGAATTGCTATGGCTGTGAAGGTTCCACTAGACGATCCGGCATCGAAGATCATTGCCGATCTGCGCCGCCAGAACGTCACGCTGCCGGAGCTTTTCTACTCTCTGGAGGCTGAAAAGCGCACCCAGGCGTTCACCGTCTCTGGCCTTGCAAAGCTGGATCAAATCCAGCGCGTGGCAGATGAGCTCGCGCGCCATGTGGCAGACGGCGGCACGCTGCGAGACTTCCAGAAATGGGCCGAGAGCCAGGATTGGGGCTTGCCCAGGCACCGTCTCGAAACGATCTTCCGAAACGCGGTGCAAACGGCCTACAACGCGGGGCATTGGCGGAGCTTCGAGGAAACGAAGGCCACACGGCCATACCTCATGTACGACGCCATCAACGACAGCCGGACGCGCCCGTCGCATTTGGCGCTCGACGGCGTGATTCGCCCGGTTGATGACCCGTTTTGGAACACTCACTCCCCGCCGCTTGGGCATCGATGCCGGTGCGTCTTGCGCTCACTGTCTGCCGAGCAAGCGCGTGAGCGTGGTGGCATCACGCAAAGCCCGCCTGCTGAAGGTGTGGCAGATGAAGGGTGGGGCGCGAAGCCGACGGTGTGGAGCGACACGCTCGAAACCGTCTCCGAGCAAAAGCTCGGGTCGCTTCAGGAAACCATGACAAGCACCGCGCTTGCAGTTGGAATGCAAATCGCGGCAGTGGAAATCGTCATTGCGCTCATCCGCGAGCTACTTACCAGCGGCGATAGCGCGGGAACCTGATCCAGGCTCAATCAATAGGCGGGGCGCCCATCATCGGGCGCATGCACCAAAAGCCAATTTCGCTGACCTTTGCTGCCGCTCCGGTCGCCGGATCGCCGCGCCGATTTTCGGGTGTGGCGTATTCCGGCGGCGTCATTCCGAATTACGGCTGGCTCGGGGACGTTGCAATTGACCTCGATTCGCTCAAGAACGAGCAAGGCGAAGAACTGCCGATCCTGGTCGACCACGAACAGAGCATTGACGGCATCGCTGGCAAGGGCCGCATCTTCAAAGCCATCGGCTCGGACGGTCTGCCGTTCCTCTCCGTCGATGGCGAGCTTTCGCAAGCGACCGAGGCTGGGAAGAAGGTCGCCGCGCTGTTCGCTGAGGGCTTTCCGGTTCAGCTTTCGGTCGGCATGCAGGCCAATGTGCGCGAGGTCTCTGAGCCGGTCACGGTCAACGGGCGGCAGATGAAGGTCTCCGCCATCTTCGAAGACGCCACCGTTCGGGAGGTGTCGTTTGTACCCGTTGGGGCTGACCCGAACACCCAGGCGCAAGCCTTTTCAGCCGCCGCATCCGCAACCCCAAAGGAGAAACCAGACATGAATGAAGTCGAGGCACTGAAGGCTCGCATCGCCGAGCTTGAGGCGCAAATCGAGGCCGCGCGCATCGAGCGCCGCCGCGCCGACCTGTCGGCACTGTTCGAGGCCGTGGGCCGCGACATGCCGAAGGATGACAAGCCCTATCTGGAGATGAGCGACGCGGCCTTTGCCGCCTTTGCCACCGATCTGAAGGCCGTCGCCAAGCCCGCGCGTGACGCGGCGTTGTTTTCCGCGACCAGCCTTGGCAAGGCAGAAGCTGGCAAGCACGATGGCGAGCAGCAGCGCATTAGCGCACTGCGGGCTGCGGTCGATTACCTCATCAAGTCGTAAAGGAGCGCAGAAATGCCTGTCATGAACAAGACCGAGGGCCAGTTCCTCAAGTACGAAGCGCCCCAGAACTACAGCCGCGAAGATGTGGTTGTGGCGTCTGGGCAGAACATCGCCGTCGGCCAAGTGGTCGGGCGAGTCACGGCGACCGGAAAGATCGCCACCTTCAACCCCGCCGCTTCGGACGGCACGCAGAACGCAATCGGCATTTCGCTTGCAGCCGTTGACGCGACCGCAGGCGACAAGCCTGGCGTGATCGTGGCGCGTCACGCCATCGTCGTTGACCGGGACAACCTGGTTTGGGGCGGCGCGCCGACCAACCCACAAAAAGACGCCGCCATCGCTCAACTCAAGGCGCTCGGCATCCTGGCCCGCGCAACCGTCTAAAGGAGGCCAAGAATGATCATCAACGACTTCACCAATGCCGAGTTGACGGCGGAGATCAACCGGTTTCCGGTTAAGTGGGGCCTGCTCTCCAAAATGGGCCTGTTCGCGGCGCGCGGCGTTTCCTCACGCTCCGTCATTATCGAGGAAGCCTCTGGCACGCTTGCTGTGCTGCCCTCGCACGAATGGGGCGGAAACGGCACGACTGCCAGCGCCATCAACCGCCGCACCGTGGCCTTTGCGATCAAGCAAACCGTCCACGAGGACACCTTGATGCCGGGCGACGTGCAAGACGTGCGCGGCTTCGGCATAGAGGGCCTGAACCCCGTCGCGCTCGAAGTCGGACGCCGCTTGCAGCGCATGCGTGACAAGCACGACGCCACACTGGAGTGGAAGCGCATGGGCGCGCTTAAGGGCCAGGTTACGAATGGCGACGGCTCGGTCATTGCCGACCTTTTCTCTGCCTTCGGCGTTACCCAGGTGACGGTCGACTTCCTGCTCGGCACCTCCACCACGAGCATTCTGTCCAAGTGCGCGGACGTGATCAACCAGATTCAGGACAACCTGAAGGGCGACACCATGACCGGCGTAACCGCGCTGGTAAGCCCCGAATTTTACTCGAAGCTGATCGAGCACGAAAAGGTCAAGGACGCCTACAAGTACCACAGCGAAGCGGCAGCGCGCCTCGGCCAAGACATGCGCGGTGGGTTCCCGTTCGGCGGTATCAACTTCATCGAGTACCGTGCATCAATCAGCGGCAACCGCCTGATCGCGGCCAACGAGGGCCACGCCTTCCCGGACGGCACGATGGACACCTTCGCCACCTACTTCGCCCCTGCCGACTTCATGGAGACGGTCAATACCGTCGGCCTTCCGTTCTACGCGAAGCAGTGGGAGCGCGAGGGCGGGCGCGGGATCGTGCTGCATACGCAATGCAACAGCCTCCCGCTGTGCCACCAGCCCGCCGTGTTGGTCAAACTCACCACCAGCAACTGAGCCATGCGCATCCTGATCGTGCAGTCATTCCAGGCTGGCAGCCAGACGCTCAATGCTGGCTTGCTGTGCGATCCTGCCGACGATCTGGCCCGCGACTGGATCGCGCAGGGCTATGCGCAGGCCGTGGAGCCAGCGAAAGAGGCCGCGCCTACCACATCAAATCGGGCACTGGACGGCATGATCGACGTGCCGCCCTCCCGCGCGCGACGCGCCAAGGGGTAAGCCATGCCGATCCTGACGCGCACGGAGCTTGAGACCCGCCTTGGGGCCGAGACGGTCAAGCAACTGACTGATCTCGAAAACCTTGGCGTTGCCAACGCTGCGCGCGTCGATGCGGCGCTGGCCGATGCAGAGGCCGAGGTCATGGGCTACGTGCGCGCGGCAACTTCGGAGGCCGTGCCAGACCCGGCCCCGGACACGCTCAAGCGCCTTGTCGCCATCGTTGCCCACTACAACCTGTGGCAACGGGCATGCAAGGAGGATCATCCCGTCTACATCGCCTATCGTGACGCCGTGCGCGAGTTGCGCGACATTGCGACCGGGAAGGTGGTGCTGTTCGGATCTTACACCGGCGCAGCCGTTCCGCGCGGCGCGGCGGCATGGGCACCTGATCGGCAGATGACGGACGCCATGCTCGCAAGGATGTTGCCATGCTGACCATCACCGTTGATGATGCTGAAGTCATGGCGGCGCTCGACAAGCTGCGCTCGCGTGCGTCTGACATGACGCCTGCCATGCAGGACATTGGCGAGGAACTGGTAACGCGCATCCTTGACAGCTTCGAGCGTGAGGCGACGCCGTATGGCGCGCAGTGGGCACCCCTCAAGCCTGAGACCATCCTTGGGCGCGCCCGTCGGTTCAAGACCAAAAAGGCGAAGCAGGCCGCTGTTGCCAACCCGCGCATCCTGCAAGACACCGGGTATCTGCGATCCAGCATCGAGATTCAGAGCGTCGGCAATGACCATGTGACCGTTTGGTCGCGCGCGGAATACGCCGCCGTTCACCAGTTCGGCAGCGCGCGGAAGAACATCCCGGCGCGCCCGTTCTTCCCTGTGCGTGAGGATCGCGTTGACCTGCCTCCCGAGTGGCAACGTGCCATCGTGAACCAAATCAAGCTGCACATGCAGGCGTGACATGCTCGAACTCGAACCGCTCATCCGCCAACGCCTCATCGATACCGTGCCCGCGCTCGCCGGGGTGCATGGCGCGGTGTCGCTCGGGGTCGAGGATGTGAGCGGCAAGAAACTGCCTGCCGCCTTCGTGGTATCGGATGGGCACAAGGTGCTGGAAGTGACGGCGCACGGCAAGACCGCGCGCATCGCCAGCCGCTGGCTTGTGGTGGTGGTGGTGCGCAATGTGCATCATGCCGCGCAGGGCGAGTCCGCTCGTGCGGACGCCGCCGATCTGGTGCGGTCCTGCATGCGGTCCATCATGGGCTGGCAGCCGGTGCCTGGATACCAGACCATGCAGCCAGTCACCCCGCCCGCGCCGGTCTATGACAGTGGCCTGTTGCTCTACCCGCTGGCGTTCGAGATCGGCGAAGTAATCCAGGGAGTTGCATCGTGACCGTGACCTTGCTCAAACCGCACACCGACGCCGGGATGGATTACCGGCCTGGCGACATGCTCGATGTGGACGAATCCACCGCGCGCTGGCTGATCGAGCACGGCGTGGCAGAGGCGGCGCAGAAACCTGAACCCAAGAAACCCACCCGTAAAGGAGATTGATCATGGCGTATTTTTCCGGCCAAGGCCGCGTCTACATCGGCCAACGCGACAGCAACGGCAACCCGCTAGCGCTCCGCTGGCTCGGCAACG